GTGGTTGGGTTTAAACCGATGGCTTGGTTCAGGTCAGCTAGTCTAGCTAGTTCTGCTGTTGATATCTGATTACGTTTTGCTTTGTCTAAAAGACTGCCTCTTGCTGCGTCCATTCTAGCAACTTCTGCTTTTGCTGCTATGTCACCTGAGACAGTGCCTGCTCTTAGATTTGGGTTTTGTGCTACAGCAGCTTGAGCCGCTGCTAATTTTCTACCCTCTAAACTTTTGTCAAACGCTCTTTTGTTTGCAGCTGCAATTGCTTTTTGTAAATTACCAGCATACTTAGTGCCCATTTTATTTTGAGTTTGGCTTTTGCTTTTTTGTTTTCCCCCACCTAGTCCACCTTTACCAACGGTTGTGCCTGCTCCTTTTTTTGCTCCCCCTAAATGTCCTGCCATTAGCTTGTCTCCTTAACTACTGCTTGCATTTCGTTTATACCTTGTTTTGCAAGTGAACGCTAGCACGTAGCTTAGCATGTTTATCATCCTGTTCCAACTTTTCTTCTGCAATCTCTTTGTTTTGCATCAGTCTCATCATATCAAGATTTGCTTTTTGTTGTGACTCTTCTTCTTTTCTTTGCTCTTCACGAGCTTTTAGATCAAGATCTCTGTCTTTTAATTTAAGAACTGGGTCGTTTTCTATCTGATTTAGCACTTGTTTCTCTGCTTGAGCGTAGTCTTCAGTGAATTCTGCTATCAAATTAGACTTTCTAGCCTCTATTGCGACCTGTATGGACTCTAATTGACGCTGAAATTGCACAAATTGTGGGTTTTGCTGCGCTTGTGGGCCCATTTGTTGCACCATTGCCTGCATTTGTAGTTGAATTTGCTGCATTTGCTGCGCTTCTTCGACAAATTCTATCTGAACTTGCTCTGCAGCCATTAAATTTATGTGTTCCATGCAATTCATCTGCAATCTTGCGAGTGCTTTTGGATTATTTCGCACCATCATTGTGCCCATGAACGATAAATGCGATTTCATGTGCGCTTGGTGGTCTTGTTTTGGAAAAGCTTGGAACTTTTTGTTGTTCAAAGCCATAATATTTTCACTTGCTGGGTCCATTGCTGCAATTGGTTTTGGTGGTGGTAGTAAAATGTCTACATCTTTTACACCAAGTGCTTCATACATGTGTCTGTATGCGTGATAGACGTTGTGTATGTCAGGATTTGACAACGCCATTTGTAATTCTGTTTGTGCGATTGTAATTCTTTGTGTCTGTGAAAAGATGTTTGGATCGGCAACAGGTATAATATCTATTCTGTTGTCAAAGTCTGCTGCAAAAACTTGTCTCTGTCCACCAACAATGTCGTATGGATACATCTTTGGTAAGAATGTTGCGAAGTTGTCAGCTAGTAACATAAACTCACACTTCATCGCTGCGTACAATCTTTTGTGTATCGCTGACATAACCCGCGATCCGCGCTCCAATAATGCAACTGTCGTGCCTACTGCTGCGCCTTGATTGCCATCACCGACTTGCATATCAGCGATCGATGCAAAACGTTGCCCTGCTTGTACAACCACGCCCATCAGTTGAAGGAGCGTGCCGCTTGGCTCTTTGAATGGTAACGTCATAAACGCATCACGCAAGTTTCCACCAGGAGCATCAACATCACGGAACTCTCCCGGCTGCAACGGTTGAGCTTCGTCTCTAACTCTGATGCCTCTTTGTTTAAATCCGGCTGGTAAGTTTGACAAGGTGCCAGCGTCTAGTAATTGTCTAAGTGCTGCAGTTGCAGTTCTAGACAATCCGCCGATCATGTGGATGAGGCCGAACCCATAGAAGCCAAGTCCTGGTAGGAACTTAAAGTGTACGAAATATTCTTTTTTCTTTTTCAGTGGATCTTGTGCACCGTAGTTTCTACGAATAGAAAGCACGTTCCCCGTTTCGTCATGCACGGTTACGATGTATGGTAGTTTGATTCCTGTTTCTTCACCTGACTGTATGTTTCTGTCTTCAAAACCCTCCAGGTCTAATTCAACGTGGCACTCGAGCAGTGTGTGCATTTCTGCAGATACACTTCTTGACACGCCTTCTATTCTATCTTTTTTCTCTTTGACCTCACTTGTATCAAAAGCAGGCTCGCCAATGTCTACGTCTTTGTAAAAACCTGCGATCTGTTGTTTACGCAAATCGTTGCCTGACATTTTTACGACATGAATAATTGCTTCTGCATCCTCTAGTGACGTTGCGCTGTATGGCACAACTAAATCTTCTGCAGGTACAAACTTAGAAACTGTTCTGCCCACAACAGAATCAAAATAAACTTTTTTAAATGTAGAGCCTGCCAGTGGTAAATTAAATAACATTTGGTCAAACTCTGGTTCGTATTCTTTCATGTTAATCATCAGCTGATAGTTCATGAAATCTTTTACACGTTGTGATTGTTGTTCACGTGCAGGGTCTGTCTTACCGATGATCTGTGTTCTAACAGGTCCTGATGATGGTAACAATTCTTTGTAGGCTAGTGACTGAAACTGTGTGACAGCTTCTGCAAGCACTGGGTGTGTTGCACCACTTGCACCTTGAAATGGTTCTGATCTGTTTTCGTATTTAAAACCTAGTAGGTCCAGTCCTTTGATGTAACCGTCCTCCCAGTCTGATCTTGAACTTTTGTATTCGTTGTAACTCTCTTGCAGCTCTGATGCTAAACTAATTAAATCATCGTCGTCCATGAACTCTGCAAGATTAGCCTCGTGAAACTGACCGCCTTCCATGGCTTGCGATTGTGGATCAAAATCTATTTCTGCTCCACCGTCGTCTGTCATTTCTACGTTGACGTCACCGCCCTCTTGAAACTCTTGTGGAATTTCTACAGGAACATCGTCCTCTAAAATTATGTCTTGCTTTGGAACCGTATCGATACTTTTATCTATTGCCATTAATAGTACGTCCTTTGTTGTTGTGGCAACTCTTCATCCTCGTAGTCCTCTGGGTGTTCGATGAAGCCACCTTGTCTAAATCTCATTACAGCTTGAGTCATGCTATCCACTAAGTCATCGTGTTCGCCTAGTGGGAATGCAGCGCACTCCTCAATCACTTCTTCTGCAAACTTTGTATCTGGTGCCCAGATTTGCCCTGCTTCGAAAAGTGGGGCTACAGCGTTCACTCTAGTATGTTTATCATTTCCACGGCTAGGTGTAAAGTTAATAACTGGTATGCCCAGCTTGCGCATTTCGTAGGTTAAAGGAAGTCCTGATGCTTTACCTTCTATTATCACAGATTCTGGTTTCCAATAGTCATATTGCTCTTTGGCGACGCGTCGTAGTTCTGGAAACTCGTATCGTTCTTTAATAGCATCGACCAGGATAAGCGCCGGTCCGCTGTCCTCGTTTGGATAAAACACACCCCAGGTTGTAATGGCGCTGTAGTCCGACGTTTCTTTTTTCATGAACGCCGTATCGTAGGATTGTATGACATGATGCAGTGGTGGTAGGTCATCCTTCTCCCACACGTTCCACCATTCACGTTTAATGATACTGCCCTCTTCTGCTGTCGGATTTTGTTGATACTGTGCGTTCCATTTGGTAATAGCTACAGATGCTTTCACCGCTTCTAATTCTTCTAGTTTCCAGTATCCTGGCCATACTGGTTTGCCTGACGGTAATATTGCGGGGAATTCGATCACTTCCCACTGGTCTGCTTTTGGTTCTTTTTGTGCTTTCATTAGCTTACCTGTCAGGTCAGCAACTGACCATCGAGTCATCACAACAATTATCCTACCTCCTGGCTGCAAACGTTGCCTAGGTCCTGATGTATACCATTCGTAAACTCTGTCATACGAAGCCATGTTCAGCGCGTCTTGTTCCGAGTGCGGGTCATCAATAATCAATAAGTCCGCACCACGGCCCGTGATTGATCCACCCACACCAGCCGCATAATATTCACCGCCCTGGTCCGTTTCCCATTTACCTGCAGCCTTGGAGTCTTCTCTGAGTCTTGTGTTAAATATTTTTTTATAGTCGTCTGTGTCCATTAGAGATTTTGCTTTACGACCAAACCTGACTGCAAGCTCTGCATTATTTGTTGCCTGGATAATTTTTAAGTTGGGTTGTTTA